ATCGAAGTACTGTTGATTTCAAGTAAACAAGAAATGCAAAACGTTATCGCCGCTAGACAGTTCCGGGACAGTGAGTTACTCAATTTGAGAAACTCCACTGATAGCAGAACAGTTAAAACCATTCTACACACCCTTAGTAGCAGGTGTGTAGCTCGTACGGGGGACGAGATGATCACTAAGCTCTCTTTCAATCTTACCGATGAGATTTCTCAAATTTGTAAGACCTTAAAGATTGAAAGCCAGGACCAAACGGTTAGTCAGGGACGTCCCTCTATCCAGCCGAATACTAATGGAAAACCTAAAAAGGATTCTAGTAAGCGGGATAAGAGGAGAAGGACGCTTGATGATTGGGTCGATGAATCGATGAATAGAGTTAAGGAACTCTCCGATTCTGTTATTGATGCATGTTTCTGTGTTACAGGGGACGTGCCGTCATTTAAAGCAATCTTGAACTTTTGCTATAAATATTTCATACTGGCTCTAGCTGATAAGCTAGAGGACTGGTACAAATTTCACACTGCCTTCTTGTGCTGCCACTTAGCGGACAACTCGGATCCTCCAAAGGAACCAAAGGGTTTTAACCCTCAGCTCGAAAAGAGAGGAGTTGTCATAGGTGGGTGGGTGCGACGGTATCTTATGAATGGTAATCAGCCTCTGAAAAAGAGAATTCAGCTGGCCCTCTCTTTGCAGAACGCAAAGCGAGGTGCCGCAGCTATCTCTGATGCGAAAGCTCAAAAATTCGAGGAAACACATTATCAAAATATGCAAGGTGCTGCTTATGAAGGACAAGGACTTGAGAAGGAATTAAATCTGGTCGTGGAAAAGATGCATTTTTTGACCGCATCTGTCTACACAGATCCCGTCTCGGGTAAGGAAGGAACGGTTCAGGAACCCCATCGTTCGTGTTATGAAGCACGGAAAATAACGAAGAGGTTTTGGGGAAGAATTCGGGAGTGGCGCTCTCCATCTATGTCGGCCAGTTCGTTTACGAACGGGGCCCGACGGTGGGGAGGCGCATTTAACAATATCGTTACACACCTGAATCCTTTTCAATGTAAGGGTTATGGAGAGGAAAACGCAGAATGGCGGAATCCTTGTTCGAAGGTTCTGTTTTATGACGTTATGACAGATAAAAGGCCGACCCCGGCAGGAATTCTTTCCTGTCCGGATCGTACCGGGGCAGATTTTCTGCTTACGGAGATAGATCTTTTACCTGAAATTGACCTCATAGGACTTCGAAATATGTGTGCTTGGGAGGTATTCAAAATGGACGACCTGGCCCCACAGGCAGTTCTCTATGGCATTTTTGAGCCATTTAAGATGAGAGCTGTTACTGTGAGTGACCCGTGTGTGTATCATTTTGGACGGCTTCTACAGCCTGCACTTCATGGACTTTTACGTGATTACCCTGAATTTGAACTAATTGGGAAGACTTGTACGGAGGATATTATCTTCGACACATACAAGTTTTCTGTCCTTACTAGTCTGGAACAGTTTGAGAAAGATTATAAATCGGGGAAGAGAGCAGTATTCACTTTCTTCGTTGCTGGGGATTACACTAACGCAACAGACGCTTTACATCCGCGTCTACCCTCGGAGTTCGTTGAAACACTTGGAGAAGCTGGAATAGGACCTTTCTGGTCTCAGATTCTGAGTATGTGTCTCGGGCCGCACTGGATCCAATATGGACAGTTTGCGATCAAGAGATATCTACTTCAGATCTGGGGACAATTGATGGGTTCTCCTCTCAGTTTTCCGGTCTTGTGCCTTGCAAATGCTGCAGCCTTATGGGCGAGTGTTGAAGAGTATGAGAAGCGACGAGTTTCATGGACTTATGTTCTAAATATGTATCGTCCCAAGATCAATGGGGATGATATTAGTTTCCTTTCGAATCCTAAACATTACGAGATCTGGAAAAGGGTCTGCACGGCAGCCGGTCTTTCACCCAGTATGGGGAAAAACTACTGCACTCCGATGTTTGTTAACATCAATTCGACAACTTACTGGTGTGAGACTGTCCCCCTTGGGGATCATCACTCACTAGTCGTTGGATTTAAGGAGTTATTTGTGTGCAACTCTGGACTCATTAAAGGTCGAGCCAAAGTAATTAGGGATACGAGAGACGAGAAAGAACAAAGTGAGGAGGGCCTCCAGTGTGTGTTGGATCAGCTTGGTGAGTTGGTTCGATGTGCGGACGCTGATGAAGAATATCGGTGTTATGAGGTCTTTGGGTCGTATATGCAGGACAGACTGAAGAAGTCTAGTCGGCCCTGGTGTATTCCACGACTGTTGGGTGGATTAGGATTACCGTTCGAGATCTTTAAGAAAGAACCGAACAAGGAACAAACCCTAATGGCTTATCAAATTTTGAACAAATATCGCGATTTCGGCGATGAGACCAAGAAGAATCCAATTACTCAGAAAGCAAATGAATTCTGGAGAGAGATTAAAACTAACCTGCTCATCGACGAGGTACCTTCCACACTGATCATTGATCCAGTGATGGTGTACTCTCGTCAGAAAAGAGAGCAGAGGGATGATGATCCCTATTTTGAATCTCCCAGTTTCCTGGATTTGTTCTACTTCATGGAAGATAAAGCTAAATGTAAATTCAATACCAAAGAGGAATATGCCGCTAAACAGAATTGTTCAGAGCGACAGCTTCAGAGGTATTATGAGCATTACACTCAACTCAACTATCCCGAGAGAAAGTATAAGAACGCATTAAAGAAAATTAGACTCCGAATTAAGGAGAAGAAAATCAATAACAAACAATTTCCATCCTGGAGAGACCTTCCTCGTTCTGAGGATTTGGTACTCGTTAAGGGGGGCCTCACTGATCAGTGGGTCCGCCAGGGATGATGGTCCCGTTATAGGTCGCTCATATGAGTGGCGAATAACAGTTTATTGGATGTCGGTGACGTGAGGTCATCTAAAGACGGTTCCCAAGTCCGGAATCCCGCATTCTCTAAAATTCCCTTCTGATCAAAGGGGTATTCTGTTGTTCGTGTCCTGTGCCACGAAGTGCACTAAAGCGGTAGTATATAATTCAACTATCGCCGGTCCAATATTATTCACATATAATTCAGTGAATGGTATTAATATCCGTACTAAAGATCATGTACGCCCTTGGACCCGGGGG